TGGTATGATGAAGTTTATTAAAGGAGAAGCTCAAGGTGCTCCTTATAACTGGGTAAATCAAAGACAACAAGCACAGAATCCAGAACAAGACGATCCTTATACAATTACAATAAATGGTAAACCAAGAAACATAGCTTTGTTTGACCCTTTTGGTGCTCCATTAAGAATGTTGTGGAATGTGATGCAATATCAAGTTGACCTTGATTTAAGAGCAGAGCAAGGTGAGTTTGTAGATGCTGAAAAAGAATATGATCTGATTGGTGAAAGAATACAACTTGTTTTTATGGGTATTATGAAAACATTTAGAGATATGAATTTATTAGGTGCTCCTAAAGCTCTAGGAGATATGTTAGATGAAGTTGATGATGCTGACTACTCTTTTGGAGATGCTTTCTTTGAAAGACTTAGTTCTATATCAAGGCAATTTATACCTTTTCAAGGACAGATTAAAAATACCTCATACCTGTTTGACCCTGAGTTAGCCGATCCAAGTTACTTTGATGAATTTGCTGAATCAATTTTTAGAAGACAAGGAGCTACCAATTTTTCTAAAGTATATACGTTTACAGGAAGACCAGCAGAAATTGTTGATTGGAAATCATCTTTTGGATTGGAGTTCTTAGGTTATCCTAAAAAACAAAAAATAGAGTTGTATAAAAAACAAATAGAACAAGATTTAAGAAGACAAGGTAAAAAAGTTACTAAGAAAAAAGTTGATAATATTTATAGAAAAGAAGCAATAATACATGAATACTATCTAAATGCAGCTAAAGGTGCTGGTACTGTTTTCTACCTTAAGCCAGATTCAGTTATGTTACCTGGAGTTAAATTAAATACAGTGGAAGTTACAGTTAAACAATTTGATAAATCTTTAAATAAAAAAGTTTTAGTAAAAGGAAACCTCTGGGATTTAGTTGTCCAACAAATGAGAGACAATGGTCTTACTGATATATTATATGATATTGCTTCTTCAAAAGAACCAATAGGAACACCAAAAGGAAAAGGAACTGGTGTTACTGAAACAAGAGCAGAATTATCAGAGCTTAAAAAAGATTCTATAGAAGATGTGTTATCTAGAATAGTCACAAATAAAAAAGCAACTATCACAACAAAAGAAACTCAAACAGGAAGTGACTTAATTCGCATGCTTGAATGGTATCAAGAAACGAGAGAAGATAATAAAGAGAACACTATTCCTCCATTAAAAATAAACCCAAGAGATTATAAACAACAATAAGGAAAAACTATGGCCTTTGCTTTAAATCGTTATACTGGCGATAACAGTACCACTACATTCAGTGTACCTTTTAGTTACCGATCAACTGATGATGTTGTCGTAAAGGTAGCTGGGGTTACACAAACAATTACAACTCATTACAGTTTTCCCACTTCTAATCAAATACAGTTTGTTACAGCTCCAGCTCAAGATGCAATAGTTGAGATAAGAAGAGCTACAAGTCAATCTACAAGACTCGTTGATTATGCTGCTGGTTCTGTCTTTAAGGAATCAGATTTAGACAACGATAGTATTCAGGCTTTTAATATGGCTCAAGAGTCTATTGATATTGCTAGTGATGCTTTAACAAAAGACAGCACTGATCAATATGATGCTACAAGTAGAAGAATCAAAAATGTTACTGATCCAACAGCAGCTCAAGATGCAGCTACTAAAAACTATGTGGACTCTAATGGAGCTACTGTAACAGTAGGAACAGTAACGACAAACACTCTGAGTGCTGGTAGTAGTGCTACAGTTGCTATTACAAACTCAGGAACGACTCAAGCTGCTACTTTAAATTTCACACTTGGCATTCCAGTTGGTAACACTGGTGCACAAGGAAGTGCAGGTGTCGATGGTGAAACTTCACTTGCTGATGCTACAGCATTGGCTATTGCTTTAGGTTAAAGGAGAAAACATGGCAAACACATTTAAAATAAAAACTAAAGCTGCTGTATCGAACAGCTCTTTAGACACAATTTACACTGTACCCAGTGCAACTACTACGATTGTTTTAGGGATGTCTTTATGTAACATCACGAGTAATGCAATCACAGCAGATGTGCAACTGGTTTCAGATACATCTGATACAGAAACAAATGCTAATATCTTTTTGTTAAAATCAGTAAACATACCAGCAAATACAACATTAGAAGTCTTTGGTGGTCAAAAGTTAGTATTACAAACAACCGATGTGGTTAAAGCTCAAGCATCAGCAGGATCTGCTTTAGACATGTCAGTATCAATCATGGAGCAAACATAGAATGCCTTATCTAGGTACAGTGCCTACAACAACATTTCAGACACTAGCTAAACAAGATTTTACTACAAGTGCGACTACAAGTTATACACTATCTGAAAGTGTTAGCTCAGCAAACGACATAGCTTTATTTATTAACAATGTAAGACAAGAGCCAACCTATGCTTATAGTGCATCTGGTACTGCATTAACATTGACAGAAGCAACAAGCAGTTCAGACGATATGTATTGTATCTACTTAGGCAGATCGGTGGGAACGATAAATCCAGCAAGTGGGAGTGTGGGTGTAGGAGAGTTATCAGCTACAGGAACAAAAGACTCTACAACATTTTTACGAGGTGATAATACTTTTGCAGAGCCAAGTTCAGATAATTTTTATTCAGAAATGTTACATGTTACAGAAGAAGCAGCATATAATACAGCAGGAACTACTGCAAACTCAGCAGGAAATTATTTAAAATTAGGATTAAATACAGTAAAACGAAATGCAATTACAAGTGCAACACTTAGTTCATCAGTAATATCATTACCTGCAGGAACATATTATTGTGAGGGTCATGTAACAGCATATGATACAAACTATACACAAACAAGATTAAGAGATACTACTAATTCTACAACTGTAGTCTTAGGAAGTGGTGTTAGAGTTGGTAGTAATGAAACAGAAAATACACCAATTAGAGGTAGCTTTACTCTTAGTGGAACAGCTAATTTAGAATTTCAAGCTGTATCAAGTGGGACTTCTACTCATGGGTTTGGTTATCCATCAACTACAGGAGATAGTTCAGAGGGTAGTGTATATTCACAATTAATGATTATAAAGGTAGCATAATGCCATTAAGTAAAATATTATCAGCAAGTATTCAAAGTGGAGCAGTAGGTTCTTCTAATATAATAGAAATGTTATCAAGTCCTTGTAATGGGTCACAAGTAACAGTACCTAGTGGTACATATACTATGGCAGATGTAACTGCTGTACAATCTATGACAACATCTTATGCAGATATAACAGGATCATCTATATCTTATACACCACCAAGTGGAACAACTAGAGTAGTATATAAGTTTTTTTATCACATGAGATATGATTCAAGTTATGGAGCTTTGCATACTAAATTATTTATTGATTCAGATGAAGTAACAGATGCTAGAGCAACAAGTTATGGAAATGTTTTGTCAATTAAAAATACTTTTGAATACACAATAAATTGCAACGCAAGTTCAGCAAGCACAGCACAAGGTGATTTAACTTCTTGGACTACTGCTAAAACATTAAAACTTCAAGGAAGAGAATATAATAGTGGCAACACATCAGCTTTACATTCTTTAGCATTATGGGATGGTGCAGGTGATAATACGACAGTTATACCACCTATATTAACAATTATGGCTTTAAAGGATTCATAAAGAAAGGAGAGTAATATGGCTTGGGTAAAAATAGTTGATAACATAGTTACACAGAAACAACCTTACCAAGAAGATGGGTTTGAGGAAGTATCTGATAATGTATATTGTGGTCAAATAAAACAAAGTGATGGCTCTTTTGCTAATCCAACTCCACCAGAGTTGACATATGCAGAAAAGCGAGAGCAAGAATATCCATCTATTCCAGATCAGTTAGATATGCAGTATCACGATACTGTTAACAGCACAACTACTTGGAAAGATGCGATTAAAGCTATTAAAGATAAATATCCAAAGGATGGTGAGTAGTGCCTTATATTGGTCAACAACCAGAGATCGGAGCATACAAAAAGCTAGATTCTATTACAGCAGTTAATGGTCAAGCCTCTTATACTCTACAGTATTCTTCTGCTAACTATAGTCCTGCTTCAGCGAATCATCTTATTGTAAGTTTGAATGGTGTTATTCAAGCACCTCAAGACAGCTTTACAGTTTCTGGCAGTACTTTGAGTTTCGCTAGCAACCTCAGCACAGGTGATTCAATAGATTTTATTCTAGCATTAGGCGATGTTTTAAATGTGGGCACAGTTAGTGATAACACCATTACCAATGACAAGTTAGCTACTGCACCGACTATAATTAGTAAAGGAGATGGTAGTAGTACAGATGGAGCTATACAATTAAACTGCTCCCAGAATAGTCATGGAGTAAAGATTAAATCACCACCACATTCGGCAGGACAGAGTTATACACTAACCTTGCCGAGCACAGCACCAAGTAATGGTAAAGCATTAATTACAGATGGTAGTGGTAATCTATCTTTTGGTAGTGCAGGTGTTTTTGGAAGTGCATTGTTACATGTAAGGCATCAACCTGCAGCAAGTTCAGCAAGTGGTAATATGGCTACGGGTTCTTATTCAACAAGACCTATAGATACAGTTATGACAAATGAAATTACAG